AAATATTCCAGCGCCTTTGTCTACATCTTTAATTGTATCTGGCGTAAAGATCCCTTTAATACCTGCCGCTAAGTTTTCACCAATAGCTTTTATTCTTGCCTGGGCTTCTTTATCATCTGCATTAGGAAGAAGTTTAATACCCGATATTAGCAGTAAGATAGGTAAGCCTTTATCAAATAGCTTTGCCATTATCTGAACAGCCGCAAGACCAAAACCAATACCTGCTAGTTTTAATGCTGCAATTGTAGTTTCAGGAAATACCAGAGCAAGACCAAAACCGCCAACAGCTGCACCTGTCAATAAAGAATTGTCTTTAATACCCTCAATGCCCTTTTCTAAAAGACCACCTGTACGACCACCAAGACCATCGGCTCTTGTATTCTTACCAAAAAGTTTTTCATCAAAATCTTTAGCAACTTTTTGAATTTTTCTAGAGGTTTCACTAGTATTGTCGCCAATTAATAAATCTTGAATACTTTTTATTTTATCAGAAGCACCTGTTATACCATCAAGAGTTTTAGTAAGCGTAGAACCAACTACAGTAAGCGCACTTAATCTGCTTGTAATAGTTTCTATGCCAAAGTTGCTATCTTTTATAGCTTGAAAAGTTCCTGCTGCTGCTTCTGTTATAAAGTCAAAAATAGGAGTTATCGCTTCTTTAACACTTAAAAAGAAAGTTATTAGAGATCCGCTCCAATCTGTAAGCTTAGTTTGTAACTTATCAAATAAACCTATTTGTTCTTCAACTTCATTATTACTAAAAGCAATTGGAACAATGTTTGATTGAGAACTCTTTTGTTTTTGTTTTCCAAATAATAAATTAAAAATATCTGTTATATTTGTTTTAAAGTTTCTAAAGGTTGTTTCAATACGGTTAAAAGATTTTGTAAAACTCTCTGGAATCTCAAATTGACTAAAAAAGCCTTTAAAGTCAAACTTGTTATCTTCTGTTATAAAGTCAAAATTAACTATCTTTTTTACTTCTGTAGTAAAAGAATTCCAACTTTCTTTAAAACTACTTATTGCCTTTTGAGCATCAAAATCTCCAGTAAAAATTCCTGAAAAGATGTTTGTTATTCCACTAAGTGCATCTGTTATTGGCTTTAACGCTTTTGAAATATCATTTCCAAATCTAAATATTTTAGATCTAGCAAGTGTTAAATATAACGGCGCTAAATTAGAAAAAGTTCTAAATGCAAATGTAATTCTATCCATTTGAGCAATTACAAAATCAGCCCAACCAGTTTCATCTGCAAGAACTCTAATTGCTCTTCGGAATTGAGTACGCATTTGTAAAGATACGTCTTCAATAGTTCTTTCAATAAGTTGGAACTCTTGTCTAATTTCTGGAGCAGCTTTTTGAATTGCTCTAAGAACTGCATCAGTAGTAAGTTTACCGTCTGCAGCAGCATCTCTTAACTGACCAAAAGGAATACCAATACCGTCTGCAATAGCACGAGCAATACGAGGCGTCTGCTCAAGCACAGAATTAAGTTCTTGACCACGAAGTTGCCCTGAAGCAAGGCCTTGACCAAACTGTATAATTGCTGCACGAGCAGACTGCGCAGAAGCACCAGAAATCTTAACTGCTTGATTAACAGTTTTGGTAACTTCTAATAATTCATCTGAAGAAACTTTTGTACCTTGTAGGGCTAAACCAAATCTATTAAAAGTTTCTGCTGTTGTATTTAGTCCTACTCTTGTGCTTGCAGAAATAGCAGACAACCGCTGCATAGTTACACCAAGCTGTCTACCTCTACCTGTTACAAGAGCAATTCTATTTTCTAAGTTTGTAAAAGAATCACTAGCATCGCTAAGACTTCTTGCAACACTTCTTAAGCTGTAAAATAAAGCGCCAGAAATAGCAATATTTTTAAAAGCTCTTCCTACTGAGTTTGCAGACTTTTCAATGCTTAAAACTGATCTTTCTAACTTATTAAGATCCTGTCTAGCTTGAGTACTATTGGATCTTACTCTAATTTCTACACCACTCATGGCGTTCCTCCTTAATAATTTAGCCCCCTAACGATCTCCCGATATGGGAAGCCATCAGAGGGCTAATTATTTAATTAGGGGTTAGTATTCCAATTCTTACTAGAACTTGTTCTATGAAATACCTTGGGGCTTGTTTACTGTGGCCCTTGTTTAATCTATCAATGTATTCAACTTCATTAATTATTGAAGCATCTAAATAGCCATTGCTATCTTTATATTTTTCATTATACCACCCAGACCTAGCTTTGCCAGTATTAACTGGGGTTACTTGCCTAAGAGTATCTGTGGCATAATCTACTCTTTCTTCAATGCCGATATTCCCGAGTTTAGCAACTTCTTGCTTAACCCTTTTCATTTCTTCTTTAAAGTTAACTACATCAAGACTTACTTTCATTTGGGCCTCTCCAATTAGGTTTCCAACCCGAAGAATCTCCATTCTTAGCCTTAAGCATCATTTCTAATATTTTACCTTTAGGCATTGCTTGGTCATTAACTTGCTTTTCCTGTCTATGTTTTTCAATCTCTCTTAAAGAAGCAAATACATTTTCAGGGGATTCTTTTATACCTTGTGCCTTTAATAACATATAAGTTCTATGATCATCTCGCCAGCCAATAGGGCGTTTCTTAAAATAATCTATCCACTTTAATAGTTCAGTATAAGGCATTTCTTCATTTAATTTATATACAGGTATTTTTAATTCATAAGCAATTTCATATATTGATTCTTCAAATTCAGTTAGTTTCCCTCTTCAACATTGCCTCCACCCAGTCCAGAATAAGAAATAATTTCTTCTGATAGCGAATTCAAGTCAGCTAAAGGAAATGTTTTAAAATCTTCATCGGTTAATTTATCAGCACCGATTACCGCTAGCTTAATTACATCACGAATAAGTTGAACTTGAGCATCTTCTGCTTTAGACTTTGAGGATTTAGTAATAATACTTTGTACTTTAAGTACTTCTCCAACAGAGAGCTTTTTAATCTCAACTTCATCATCCATAAAGGATACTTTTTTTGTAATTTGTTTTCCAACTAAATGTTTCATAATACTTCCTTAATTAATCTTATCTTTCTCGGTAAATAATTCTGGGTTATTGGCTTGAAAGTCATCAAGCATTTTACGAACTTTATGAAGAGTATCTAGGGTTTCCATAATCTCTTTACCCACCATAGAGTTATTGTCAAAGTCTTGAAAACGTTCAAAACTCTTACGAATACTAATATCTACACTACGTCTCATGTGACGAAAAGTAGTACGAATAACAAATGATTTACTAAATGGTTTTTCCATATATTTCTCCAAACTAATAGGAAGCCCCCTTGAGGGAGCCTCCTTCTTAAACGTCAACTATTATGATGCTGCGATTGTCGCAGGGCCAACAAAGTCTGACTGTGCAGACAAAGTAACAGTCGCAGTAGTAGCGTCTGTCAATGCTGGATTTACTAGAATAGCTTCGATTTTACCTGTAAAGTAAAACTCAGTATTTGCTTTTGCTAGAGTACTACCTGCACCTTCGTCTTGTGTGCAAGCTTCTTCTGTTAGCATAAAGCGGAAGGCAAGCTCTTTACCAATAAGAGAGTGTAGGTCTTCCATATCTGAAGGGATATAGTTTACTGTAACTTCTAGAGTTGGAGCGTCTGCTTGTCCTTGCACCTGTGAAGATGTCTTTTGACCATAAACGGGTACGTTTACGATGTTTGCGGGAGTACCAATTGAAGGAAACTCACGTACAGAAGGCATACGAACATGGTTAGCAACGCCTGTTACTTGACCATCTGTTGTATCTGCTGTACCTGGAGTTGAACCCACAAAAAGTGCTGCGTATTGAGATGCGGTACTTGTTCCTGAAGGAATTGCTTCAGTTACCATATCAAGGTAAGTAAAGATACCTGCACCTAGGGATGAAATATGTGCCATTTATTATTCTCCATATATTTTAAATGGTATGATATAACTTGCGCTATAAAGCGATTTATTAGTTGGGTCTAGCCCTTCTACATTTATATAAGATGTACTAAGCTCTGTGCCATTAGTTAAACGTTTGTTTTCTAGATTATTATCAAGGATATCTGCAATTTCCATAATTCGGGACTGGCCCTCACCTGCTTTTACAAATATTTTAATTGCAACTAATCCAGAAAGATTTTTATCGCCGCCATGGGCTAAGTGCTGACTTGTACTTGGAAGTACATTTAATCTACAAAACTCTGTTTCATCAGAAATTGTACCTTGATAGTTATCAGGGTAAATGTCTATATTATTATTAGTCCAAGCCGCTGCTGCAAAAACTGCTTCAATATCGTCCATGAGATTATCATACATTATGAAACCTCCTTAGTTAATATTGCTTCTATAACAAATCCATTATCACTGTAGTCAATAATATTGTAAGACTTATTGTTTACAGTTAAAGAGTCATATACAGAAAGATCAACTCCTGTCTTCATTAATGCAGTTATAATAAATGCATCTCCTGAAGGTTTTTGAGTTGATTGTATAATAACATCAACAGATTGTGTTGCAGTTGTACTGACTGTACTTCTTGTACCAAAATCATAATTAGAAACAGACTTACTAGAAAGTGTACCTGTTTTAACCAAGTCTCCAGCAGCAGCAAAAGCCTTGTTTACAGAGGCTGTTACCCTTGCTGATAATGACATTAGTTAGCCCTCCACCATGACTGACCTAATCCTCCATCTCCTCGACGAAGAAGCGGTTTAACAAAATCTCTTACATATTTTGGATTCACTGAAACTCTTGTTACATCATTATTAGAATCAGTAATAGAAATATTACCAACTTTAATTGATTCAAAAGTTTGAGTTGTTCCTGTTAAGAGATCTTCATTGTTTAATAGGTGTAGTGCTTGTTCATAAACAGCAGTCTTAACTTTATTTGGCACTTCGTTTGTAGCAATTTCTATTTCCTGACCCAATCGGGAATCATAGTAAATTGCTTGTTTACGAGGCCATGCAAGAGCTTGCGAAGAGCTAACAGCGGTGCCAATCCAAGGATTGTCATCAATTATTTGTGTAGCTGTAACTAATGCTTCTTCTTTTAAATCATCTGAGGCATTGCTCCAACTTGCAGAGTCAATGCGTGTTTCAAAATAAGTATCAGCATCAGAAATAGCTACATAACTATTAGTATTAAGAACTAAAGCCATTAGCCCCTCCTAAATCTTATGAGTGATAGATAGGTAGAATGCCTAGGTTTAGAGCATCCATTTTGCGATCCCAAGCTGTGTTTGCCGCCATGTTTGCGTTTGAAGCAAATGCGTTAGTTGCACCAGCCCAGTCATAACCCATTGGGTGCATAATAAAGCCATAACGATACCAAATGTTTGTAGAACCGCCGCCTGTATAAGATGCTGCATCACGATCTACTTCTACTGGAGTAGGAACGTTTACAGGAGCAAAAGTTACAGAGCCTGGCTTTACAACAAATGAACACTTAGTTGACTGTGAATTCAAGTCACCTGTAGCAGGTGTAATTGCCTGATTTGCACGAGTCATTACTAGACGGAATTTACCACCAAACAATGTGTTAAATTGTAGATTACCATCTGTAATAATTGTTTCGTCAACAACGTTAGCCGCACGCATTTCTGCCATTACTTCTGGTGAAGTAACTAGATACATGTAATCTGGCTCATAGTCTTTGTAAGCCATTCCGATTGCTTTAAACAAACGCTCACCACGGGCTGCACCTGTGGCTGTTGAGTCAAACAAAGGACGAGCAGTAGAGGCACCCGCTGCTGCTGTACCAAATTCACCTGCAGCGTTAATGTCAACAAAGAAGCCTGTGTTTGCTGCGTCTGCGTCTGTGTCAAATGATGTAATACCACCATTACCAGAACCACCTGCATCACCTAGTGCAACTTCGTAACCTGCAACACCTTTAAGTACTGACATAAGAGCATTACCTTCGTCATCGCCACGTACTTGTGCAAAGTCACGAGCAATCTTTGCTAGACCGTCTTGACGAGATACTACTTCTTGTAGATTAACTTGCTGCGCACCAAATGTACGAACAGTCTTAATGTAGTCTGCGATATCTGTTGTGATATCTGTGTATGTACCATCAGTTGCACTTGAAAGAGATGCAACATTGATGTTTGCAGACAGTGGTTTATACCAACGGAACTGACCAATAAATGATTCACCATCAGCATTAATATCGTCACGCTGACCAACGATTCCTGTTGAGTTTAGTTTCTTTTCAGTAGTGTATGCTTCATCTGCGTAAGCAGAAATAGCAACTGCTACATTTTGAAAATCTGTATTTGTAATAGCCATTTTATTTATTCCTTAATATAACTATTTGTTAATATGAAAAATTTCCGAGTTGACCTTTAGCAGCCAACGCTAATACTTCTGCCTGAGACATTTGACTTAAGGTCTTTTTCTCAGTAGTATCTGAAACTCCCGAAGGAGTGGTTGTTCCACCACCACTATTAGTTTTTACACGGAACAAAAACGAATTATCTTCACTTTTTGAGTAGGAATCAACAAATTCTTGAATAGAAGTTCCTGATTTATGAACCCAAATGCCATCCTCATTCTGAACAAGCTGCTCAACAATATCACGATAGGCCATTTGGCGACTACGCTCATTACGAAATTCTAAACCACCAAGTTGAGAGTTTACTACATTATCACGATTAAGCTTAGTATTTTCTTCTTCAAATACTTTTAACTTAGCGTTAGCTTCTGCGAGTTTCATCTCTAGAGCTTCTTGTAGTTTTCCTTCTTCTTCTAAGCGTTTAATTGCTGCTTCTTTTTGTTGTTGTTCTATTTCAGCAGCTTTCTTTAGGGCTTCGTCACGTTCTTTTACCATGCGATCCATGTTAGACTTCATCTGTGAAAGTCGTTCATTAACCGCCTGTTCAATTGGATCAATCTCTTGTTCTGTATTAGAGGGTGTCTCTTGAACAGTTTCTTGTTCTGGAGCCGCATTAGACTCAACTTCATTTACTTCATCTTCAATTACTGTATTTTCTTCACTCATAATATTTTCCTTTCAAGCACAGCTTGAGCTGGTATTGTGTCACAGACACGTTAAAGTTTTTGGTCATAGGCTATTACAAATAACTATGGGCCAATTCCATACCAATCTTCACCCTCACGGATAGGAGCTAGTATATCCCTTCTTGTAATCTTATCTTTTGGGTCAATTAACCCCAGTTCTTTAGCTTTTCGTAAAAGCTCATTATAAGATTTTCTTGAGAGACCTTGTCTACGCATTTCACGTAAAGTCTTTCTAATAGTATCACCTTCAAGAGCATCTGCATAGATGGTTCTTAAAGCTTCTTTCGCACGTCTTGCCTCACCAATATTAGTAAAGAAAGCATCGTGGATTGTAGCAGTTTCAATGCCATTTTTACGACCCCACAAGTGGAATCGCCGTACGATAACGGCATCATTACTGTGATTTCCATTAACACCTAATCCGATACGTGCATCATTAAGAGAGCCTTTACCTAAAAGCTTTCCATCTTCTGCAGCAGATTCATAGATGTTAGCAATCCGTCTGTTAGTTACAGGATCACGAAATTCTATTCGTTCCTGTATTTTTGGACGGTATCTTTGTGTCATTATTTTACCATCAAAAGTCACCCAAGGTATATCTACCTTCTGTGTTTCATTAACGTAAACCCTAGCTACGTCTTTCCAGTAATTAATAAAATTATCTGTTACTGGCGCACGTTCTGCTAGGTTTTTTGACATAATTCTTGAAATTTCTGAAAACTCTTTGGGACCGACAATGCCTCGTCTTGCATTAGTTAATTTACTTACAAAATCACCTACATCAGGGTGGATATCTTGAGCCTGTTTAAGAAGTGTTCTACCAACAGGTTCATTATTGTTTATTAATTCTATTAACTCTTTTCTAAAGGCAGAAAGTTCTTCTGACACAGTAGTAGCGCCTAATCTGTCTGCAACCTTAATTTTACCATCAATAATTCTTAAATTTACACTAAGATTATCTTTTGTTACAGTAACATAACCAAGATCATCTAAGACCTTAGAGAACTTATTTGCAACATTGGCTGTTTTAGTTGCAGCCCCTGCACCATAAAATGAAACCATATTTTGAGATTTAGCAGCTTTAGCTAAGTCTTCCCAAGTAAGATTTGCATCTCTTAAA